CTTTATCAGCAGCATCCTTTTCCGTCTTATCCTTCGCGCCTTTTTCAGTAGCGAGTTCTTCAGCGGTTTTCTCGGTGGCCGGTTTATCAGCGCCAGCGGGATTGTCACCATTGGAAGAATCGCCAGAAGCAGTCTCGTCTGCCGGGGTATCAACGGCGGCGGCCTGAGTTGTCCCACCACCGCCACCACCTTCACCACCGTCGGCTGGCGTTTCACTGCACAGGCGGTGATGCATCAAACGTTCGAACAAATTCATGTGGCGCCTCTTAGCTCGCTGCTGGGATGGTCTGCGCTTTCAACTGAGTGAGCACAGAAGCCAAAGTTGTACGCAGTGCTGCAGCGTCAGCCAGCAGAGCGTTGTATTTGGTAACGAGGTCGTTATGGTCTACCAACAATCCAGCTACATCGGTTGCAGTAGACGCGGTATCTGCAGTTGCCGTTGCTGCCGCAGGCGCTGCAATGGTTGCCCCGAGCTTTACGCCACCAGTGGTTGTTGCTGTTGGAGCTGGCACCACGGATGAACCACCGCTCAATACCTCAACGACTTGCACGCCGCCGTCATTCCGGATCACTTTCTGGCGTTGTGTTGCCATGATTAGCCTCTCTGTCTTTCTCGGCCTCGGCGGCCATCTTTAAGTACAAGTCCGGGCAACTGCCGAACACGTCATTGAATAAAGCAAGGCCCGCGTTGCGATTGCCTTCCAGAAACATCGTGGTATTCGTGTCAGTGCGGAACGTGGTTTGAAAGACACCTGCCTGAGTCAATAGGCCCCAGATGAATCGGCGGCCGATCTCAGTGCTCATCACCTGCTTCACGTCTTCCGCGTGGCGCTGCTGCAACTGTTCGCGAGTCATCATTGCGGCGCCCCTTGTCCTTGCTGCATGGCCTGTTGAATACTGGTCAGCAAATTAGGATCGCCGGTTCCGGCCTGGCTGAGTGTCTTCGCAATATCAGCGGCACCAGTGCCCATCTGTAGGCTCTGCGCTGCCTGCTGCTGCTGTGCACGCTGTTCACGTTCTACCTGTACCTGTTCATCAGATTTGGTAATGGTGGTAGGCACGCCAAGCATGTCCCCGTATTCATCGATCGCCTGATCAACATCAAGCTTGTCAGCGGCCTGCTGGAACCCAGCTGCCGCCATGTTCCCGATGAACCCAACAAAGCGCTCGATGGAACCAATGCCCACAGCCTTTTGGGCCTGAGCCATCACGCTGGTGTATTCCACGCGCAACGGTTGGCCCTGCAATTCTTCGGGTGGAGGTGGCAACATGCCGCGGCGGTTCATGATGTTGAAAATTCGATCGATCGCAGGGTCGAGCAGCTCATCATTCAGGCGGTCGAGGACCGGCCCGATCTGCAGCATCTTCTCGTCGCGCATCTCGTTAACGGCTTCGATCGGCATGCTGCGGGTGTTGATGTTGCTGAACATATTGAACAGCGGTACGAAGTAGCATTCGTTGGTGAGCTGGCGCCCGTCCTGGATGCTTTCGAGTAATTCGCTAATGCGCGGGTTAATTTCGTATACCGGCTTAAATCCCTGGGTATCTCCGGCACCGTTGTAATAGGTGACGTCACCAGGCAACAGGGAAAGGCGCTCGTTCTTCATTGAGCTTGGGGCCATCATCGGCGGGTTAACCAGCTTGTCGATCGCCTGGTCTTTGCGCTTCTGCTGAAGCTGCAGCGCCTTAACGCCACCAAGCGCCAGAATGCCGGGGCACGATGAGCCGTAAGCATCCTCGCCGTTGATGTCCCAGCGCGGCACAAGGATTGGCATTTCATCGAAACCGGACTCACTCAGCAACTTGTCGCCAGAACCGCCCGGCTCGTAGTAAACGGAGCTGTATCGCTTGTTCTTCGAGTTCAGCTTGCCGGTGTCGCGGTTGGTGTTCGGCAATACTGCATGCACCACCTCAAACCACGTTTCGTATGCGCCGGTATCCCATGCCGATTTAACGCTATCGCTGACATTCTCCAGACCGAACTTTGCCACCAGTTGGCGGCAGGTCATGGAAAACTTGCGGAACACGGTATCAACCTGCAGGCGGTCGCTGTTCGAGATGTAGTAACTCCCGATCGGCAGCACATGCGGGCGGATCACGTCTTCGTCGTCTTCGAGAATGGAAATCGCACCAGTGGCAAACGTGCCCAGGTAGCGATAGAGAACGGTCAGCGACTGGTACCAGTTCGATTTGTTCATCACGTCGTTCATCAGTTCAACGACCTGAGAAAGCCACATCTTGACCGGCCAGCTATCCATCAACTGTTTGTTTGGAGTGTTCAGTGAGAACCATGGACGGGTCGGACTCGTGATGCCGGACAACATGCCTGATTCGAGAGTGCGTGAAGCAAGTCCTCCGGTCGGATCAACAACCTTGGTATTACGTTTGTTGCGCCCGGCGGCGGTGGTAAGGAATCGCCCACAGTTTGGCAGGATGAAATCACTCAGCTCTTTCCAGTGCGAGTCATAAGACAAACGCGCAGTAACGAGCTGCGATAGCTGCTTCTCCAGAAACTGCTTGCGGGATTCCTGTTCAGCCATGATTAGCCACCCAACAGAGTTTTGCCGGTAGTGCTGGCCTGCCCGGTCGCACCTTGCGCCCCGGTGAGGATTGTGGACTGCTGACCGGCAGCAGCGCGGCGTCGGGCTTTGTCCTTGTCGGCGGCATCAACGACAGCGGCGTCCTGCGACTGTGGCGCAGCCTGTACCTGTGGAGCTGATGAAACCTTTGGCGAACTCATGCACATGCGCGTAACCCTCCCAAATAATTACCAATTAAACCATATGATGTTTATTTTGACTATTTTGTTGACGTTATAATCAAAACAAATTACCTTTATGGTAATCATTGAGGGCGCAAGCCGAGCCAGCCATTAAACTTTTACACAGTATAAAACTGGTATCGGTGCTCTCGATGATCTATCGCGAAGCTTCATCCGAACTTAAACAGGTGCCTATTGCTGGGGAGCATGTCGGGACTTGGTGGATGTGGCTTCACGATAGCTGGACCGTTATCCCAGAAGCTGTGTGTACCACTTCGCCCGCCTTGCGCGGGCTTTTTTATGCGTATGGGTCGTAGTCTGTGACCGCCGCACCACGCGTCTCTCCTGGCAGTGCGTGCTGGCGTTTCGTCACTGGATAAGCGAACGTCAACACGAAGGCATCACCGCAACCAGGTGAACGGCCCAACCGTTCCTTTATCTTCTCTTTCGGCTCAAGCACGATCTTGCCGTCAACCCTCACCTTGTACTCAGCCGCTGATAAATCCTCCGCCGTCTCGCGTTCGTCCAATGTGCCGCCGAGCTTTAGCCAGGTCTTGGCGTTGTTGTACATCTCACCGCGCTTGTTCAGCATCTGAGGATCACTCGATGCGCTACCGAATGGCACCAGCGCCCACGCCCGACCCCATCCTGTGCCAACAGAGTTAATACCGGTACCATAGCCAAAGTCGATGAACACAGCATCAGCCTGGTACTGGTCTTCATAATCGGCGATGCGCTTGGCCATGATAAGATCGTCTGTTGTCTTGCTTCCGCGCCATAACAGCTTGGTATGAAGTCCGCGCCTCATGTAGATCACCGCGTCATCCGCGCCGGAGTATGCCGGGTCAACGCCGATAATGGTCGGGGCGTGTGCAACGTCGCGCTCGGTAACTACCCGTGCTAGTGCTGCATCGGTCAGGCCCGTGGGGATAAACTGGGTTTCGGAAGCGTCAGGGAAAACGCCGCGCACACGTACTTTGAAGAAGTCGCTATCCTCGCCGTTGTCTTCCTCGCACTTGGCGCTCTGCGCGTTGTTCGTGCCTTCCACTGTGCGGCTGGCGATCTGCTTACCCTTCCAGCGGTGGCGATACTTGCGGAAGCACTCACGGAACCGGCCCATGTTGCGCGTCGGGTTCCCGAACGCCACCCAGATAATCTCCGTCCCCTCATCGGTCAGCGCGCCCTCGGCAACTTCCCACACCAGATCGGCAATGTTGGATGCCTCATCAAAAATCAGGATGATGCGCTTACCTTTGTTGTGCAGCCCGGCGAATGCTTCGGTGTTGT